GAAGACAAAGGCCAGGTCACCATCGAGAACGTGGACGGCAACGGCGGCCGCATGGAAGCCTACCGCACGCACTATCGCTGGGACTGCGGTTTGTCGGTTCGTGACTGGCGCTATGTCGTGCGCATCAACATTGACCAAGAGAACCTGGTCAAGAATGCTGCGTCCGGCCCTGACCTGATCGATCTGATGACCCAGGCGGTTGAGCTGATCCCTTCGCTGTCGATGGGTCGCCCTGCGTTCTACGTCAACCGCACTGTTCGCAGCATGCTGCGTCGCCAGATCGCCAACAAGGTGGCAGCTTCTACGCTGACCATCGAGCAGGTGGCTGGCAAGCACGTCACGCTGTTTGACGGCATCCCGGTTCGTCGTTGCGACGCCATCACCAACACCGAGTCCGGCATCTAATCGACTCACTCTGAATTGAAAGGAAAAGCACCATGATTCTCGACGAGCGTAATGAATTTGCCGATGCAGTATCGGTGGCAGCCGCCGCTGGTACGGCACTGATCGGTGACGTGATTGATTTGGGTTCGGTCAGCCGTGACATCGGCAACGGCCAACCGCTGTACCTGGTTATCCAGACGGACACTGAGATCATCACCGGCGGTTCTGCCGGCACGATCCAGTTCTCCCTGGCATCTGATGCCCAGGCTGCCATCGCCACTGATGGCAGTGCCACGGCTCACTTTGTGTCTGCTTCGCTGGTGACCGATGACTCGGCAGCCAACTCTGATCAGCTCAATGCTGGTGGCGTGATTGCTGCTGTAGCACTGCCCATGGGCACCTACGAGCGCTATCTCGGCATTCTGTGCACGATCGGCACGACCACGGTTACCGCCGGCAAGATCAACGCCTTCCTCACGGCTGACGTGTCGAAGTGGGTTGCAACTGACGACGCACTGTAATCGAGGCTAGTCCATGAAAGTCAAAGCAATCACTGACGGCTTTTATGGCGGCGAGCGCAAACGGGCTGGTGCTGTCTTTGAAGTTAAGGACGGCACCAAAGGCAAGTGGTTCGAGCAGGTATCTGCCTCGACACCTGTGGAAAAGCCCAGAGCCAAGCCAGCCAAGAAACAGGAACCGACCACTTTCTCGGAGATCACGAAGTCAGCGACTCCGCAGGAATTGGAAGTTATCTAAACGCAGGGGCTTTGGCCCCTGCTTTTTGGAGTTCTCATGGTCGACATGAAGATGGCCGCCGAAAAGGCGAAAGAGTACGACAAAGAAACAATGTCTGGCGACAAGCCAGAGTACCCGTATGGGCTGTGCCTGAATCTGGAGGCGGAGCAGCTGGAGAAGCTAGGCATTACTGAGCTGCCGGCTGTGGGTGCCAAGATGATGTTGCACGCGAATGCTTACGTGAAGACCGTGTCCGAATACAGCACGCAAGACGGCACCGATCGGCGCGTGGAGCTGCAGATTACTGAGCTCGATGTGCGCCCTGGCGAGGGCAAAGACCCGGCCGAGATCATGTACGGGCAGGGGTAAAGCATGGGCGTGCGTCAGCGGTCTAACTCCACCTTCCTGTACGACGACGTCTCGAGCGACATCGTCGGGGTAAAGGACCCGGACGGGAGCGAGTTTTACTGGGCGCGCGCGCCGCGTTTGGGAGCTTTCTTTGACACCAGCAACCAGACTGACGGATCTGGCGCGGTTGCAATGACGTTTAACAACACCGCGATCAGCAGGGGCGTGACACTGGTCGACAGCTCAAAAATCTACGTTGATCGGTCCGGCCTGTACGAGTTTCAGCTGTCTCCGCATATTCACAATGAGGACAGCCAGGCGCATTTGTTTGAGTTGTGGGGCAAGCTCAACAATGTCGACATTCCAAACAGTCGATTTATCTACAGCGTCCCGTCTAAGCATGGTTCAAACCCAGGCGCGCTAATTCCGTCGCAAAACTTTTGGCTGGCGCTTAACGCTGGCGATTACGTGCAGATTGTGTGGGAAGCAAGCGACGCTGATGTGACCATCGCTTACCATCCAGCGGAAGCAGGAAAACCGATTTCACCGTCGCTGTTGCTGACGGTAAAAGAAATTGCAGCATTGAGTTAAAGGGGCAAAGCATGTCATCGACCGTCGTCCAGATCTGCAACATGGCGCTCATGCGCATTGGCGTATCGAGTCTGATCTCATCGTTGACTGAGGCCAGCAACGAAGCGCGCGCGTGCAGCGTGTTCTATGAGCAGATGCGCGACTACGCGCTGCGCGACTATCCGTGGAATTTTGCGAACAAGCGCGTGGTGCTGGCCGACGCCGGCACGCCGCCTGATAACTGGGGATTCAAGTACACCTACCCGTCGGACTGCCTGCGCACCAAGCACATCATCACCAAGGGCCTGCGCACACCGCGCAACGAGCAGCGCATTCCGTTTGAGATCGGCAACGAAGGTGGCCAGCGAGTGATCTACACCAACCAGGACGAAGCCGAGCTGATGTACACGGCGCGCGTGGAAGATCCGACGCTGTTCGACCCAATGTTTACCTCAGCGCTGGCCTATTTGCTGGCGTCTGAACTTGCCATGCCCCTGTCGGTGCAGCCGAAGGTCGCAGAGCAAGCACGAAGCGCATACAACATGGTGGCATCATCGGCCGCCGCAGCCTCGATGAACGAGGGGACCGAACCGGCTGTGCCAGAGTCAGAGTTAATTTCGATCAGGGGGATCACTGATGGGGAACAGCCTCATTCAGCCGTCGTTTACGGGTGGTGAGCTTTCGCCATCCCTGTACGGCCGCGTCGACCTGGCACGCTACGGCACCAGTTTAAAGACCTGTCGCAACTTTGTTGTGCAGCTCTATGGTGGCGTGAGCAATCGCGCCGGCACGAAGTACCTGGCTGAAGTCAAAGACAGCACCAAGCGGCACCGGCTGATTCCTTTTGCGTTTTCGACGACGCAAACCTACGTGCTTGAGTTTGGGCACCTGACCATGCGCGTCTACAAGGACGGCGGCCAGGTGGTCTACAGCTCTGGCGGGTCTGCTGGCTTGCCGGTGGAGATCGTCACGCCTTACTCTGAATCGGATCTGCCGCTGCTGAACTTTACGCAGTCAGCCGACGTGCTGTACATGTGTCACCCGAGCTACAAGCCCAGGCAGATCAGCCGAACAGCGCACGATGCCTGGACGATTGCCGAGTTTGCCAACATCAATGGCCCGTTTCAAACGGTCAACAGCACAACGAGCACCACGGTTTACACGAGCGCGGCCACCGGCACGGTGACGTTGACGGCATCGAGCTCGATTTTCAGCTCGGCCAACATTGGCCAGCTGTTCTACATCGAGCAAAAGGATTTTGGCCAGCCGTGGGAAACAAACAAGTCGGTGTCGGTCGGCAACATCCGGCGCTCGGACGGCAAGTATTACGAGGCGCAGAACGCAGCGACCACCGGCACGCTGCGACCCACCCATGATTCGGACAACTGGTCTGATGGCGCGGTCGATTGGAAGTTTCTGCACCCAGGGTTTGGCGTGTGCCGTATCACTGCGGTGGCCAGCGGCACGTCGGCCACGGCCACGGTGGTTAGGCGCCTGCCGGACGCATCGGTGGGCTCGGGTGGCGCTACCTACAAATGGGCGGTTGAGGCTTGGGGCGGCAACCAAGGCTATCCTTCCTGCGTCGCATTTCACCAGCAGCGCTTGTGCTTTGCCAACACGCCAGCGCAGCCGCAGTCGGTGTGGATGAGTCGCACCAATGCGTACATCGATTTCGGCACGTCGACACCGATTGCGGACGACGACGCGGTGACCTTTACCCTCGCATCGCGCCAGGTCAACGCGATCCGCCACATGCTGACCTTGGACAAGCTGGTGCTGCTGACGTCCGGCGGTGAATGGATTGTCGCTGGCGGTGAGAATGAGACGATTTCTCCGTCGAGCTTGATCATCAAGCAGCAGGGCTACCGGGGCAGCTCCACGGTGCCACCGCAGGTGATCGGTAACACCGCGCTGTACTTGCAGGACAAGGGTCAGACCGTGCGCGACTTGGGCTATGAGTTTGCCTCCGACACCTACACCGGCACGGACTTGACGGTGCTCGCGTCGCACCTGGTCGAAGGGCGCCAGATCAAGGAATGGGCGTATCAGCAGGTGCCATTTTCCTGCACATGGGCGGTGCGTAGCGACGGGGTGCTCCTGGGCATGACGTATATGCGCGAGCAGCAGGTCATCGGCTGGCACCGGCACGACACTGACGGCGAGGTCGAGAGCGTGTGCGTGATCTCGGAGCAAAACGAGGACGGTGTGTATTTGGCCATCAAGCGCACGATCAATGGGTCGACCAAGCGGTTTGTCGAGCGCATGCAAACCCGTGTGATCAACGACATCAAGGATGCGTTCTTTGTTGACTGCGGCCTGACCTACGATGGGCGCAACACCGGCACGCGCACGATGACGTTGACCTCGAGCGGTGCCTGGACCTATGGCAGCGCTGCGACGTTTACGCTCACTGCCAACACAAGCTACTTTGTGGTCGGTGATGTGGGCAGCGAGATTCACTTTACTGACAACACCGGGCGAATCTTGCGCCTGCTGATCACGGCCTATACCAGCGGCACGGTGGTTACCGTGACGATCAACCGCGACGTGGCCACCGAGCTGCGCAGCACGGCGCTAACCGCATGGGGCCATGCCCGCAAAAACTTTGCTGGCTTGTCGTATCTGGAAGGCAAGACGCTCAGCGTGCTGGCTGATGGTCATGTTGCACCGCAAGAGGTAGTGGCATCTGGCGCAATCGCGCTGAGCACGGCTGCGACCGTGGTGCATGCGGGCCTGCCGATCGAAGCGGACTTTGAGACGCTGGATCTGAGCGCGCCATCGGGCGAGACGGTGCGCGACAAGCAGAAGATCGTGCACGCGGTGCGCATGATCTTGGAAGAGTCACGCGGCCTGTATGCCGGCCGTGACGAGAACAGCCTGGTCGAGTACAAGCAGCGCAGCTCGGAGAACTATGACGATCCGATCACGCTGTTGACCGGCATTGCCGACATTTTGATCCAGGCTAACTGGAACAAGAACGGTCGGGTGTTTGTGCGGCAGTCAGATCCGCTGCCGCTGTCGATTCTGGCGGCCATACCGGAGGTCACTGTTGGCGGAGCATGATTACCAGGTCGTGCCGGCCCGGCTCGAGCACGTCGCACCGATGCTGTCGATCATCCGGCAGGCCGACATCGAAGAGCTGTGGGCATCGAACCGAGTCACGCCAGAGTATGCGCTGACCGTTGGCATTCAGACATCAAGCGCGGCGTGGACTGGTCTGGTTGATGGCCAGCCGGTGTGCGTTTTTGGTGTTGCGCCAGCATCGATGTTAAGTGCCGTCGGCGTGCCGTGGATGGTGGGCACATCCGAGATCGACAAGCACGCAAAAGCCTTCTTGAGACGTAACAAATCCTACGTAAATCAGATGCTTAGCCTGTACAATTATCTAGTCAACGATGTGGATTCCAGAAACACACGCGCCATCACCTGGCTCAAGTGGCTGGGGTTCACGATTCACGATGCGAGGCCGCACGGACCTGACGGCGTGCCGTTCCATCGGTTTGATATGAGAGCAAATCATGTGTAATCCAATGATGATCCTAAGTGCAGCGGGCTCTGCAGTAAGCGCAATGTCATCGATGCAAGCAGCCAGTGATACGCGCGCAGCGGCCGCTTACAACAAGCAAGTCAGCGATTATCAGGCGCAAGATGCGATCGCACGCGGCGCTATTGAAGAGCAAAAGCAGCGCGAGCAAACTCGTCAACTGATGGGACGACAGCGCGCTGCGATGGGTGCGTCGGGCGCCGAGGTGGGCAGCGGATCCTTTGGCGACTTGCTGGCGCAGTCTGCCGGCATGGGCGAGCGCGATGCCAATACGATACGCAACAACGCTATGCGCGCTGCTTGGGGCTACACCACGCAGGGCGAAGCGCAGGCGTTTGAGGGCAAGGCCAAGGCCAGAGCGCTGGAAGGTCAGGCGTTTGGTTCGGTTTTGACTGGTGCTGGATCTGTGGCCAAGAAATGGTGGCAGACACCGGCCACGGCACCGGCCACACTGGGATAAGGGGTCACTATGCCGCGCATTCCAGTCTACGAGCAAACGCAAGTACAGACGGGCAATCTGCCAAGCCCATCCATGAGCACGACCATCCCCAATGCAGGGGAGGGTATTGCAAGGGGTCTGGGCAATCTTGCCACCATGATGNNAGCAGGCAATTAACGAACTCAACAAGGACGACAACGCGCTGCTCTATGGTGTGAACGATCCAGCCAACCCGAATGCTGAGAAGGGCGCATTCAACATTAAGGGTGCGGCTGCGTTTAATCGTCAAGGCGGCAAGCCTTTGGCTGACGAGTACAACGAAAAATATGAGTCGGTCATGCAGAGGATCTCAAAGAACCTTGGCAATGACAATCAGCGCAACAAGTTTCTAGTCGCAGCCGGGCGCATGCGCGCCAACTTTGACAGCCAGGTGCGCCGGTACGAACAGCAGCAGGGCGAAGTCTATCGCGAGGAAGTCTACAAAACCACGCTGGCCACAGAGAACGAGAATGCCTCGCGCAATTTCGACAACCCTGATGCGCTAGTGGTATCGATGGATCGCATCGTCAATTCAGTGCAAAACTATGCAGCGGCAAAAGGACTGACACCAGAGTCGACAGCGCAGGCGGTGCTCGAGGCGCAGAGCAATTTCCACACGATGGTGATGAGCCGTCTAATCGAAGAGCAAAAGCCGCTGGCCGCTCAAGCCTACTTTAATGCGCACAAGGCAGCGATCGACAGCAAAGACGCAAGTGCTGCGCGCAAGGCGTTAAACGTCGTGGCCATCGACGCCGAGGTGTCTGGCTATGTTGACGAGCTTGTCGGCGGTGAGCTTGGCCCGCAGGGCAACGACAGGAAGCCATTTGAAATTGACAAGATGGCCACTGAGATTCGCAAGAAGTTCAAAGACAACCCGGCCGCTCGCGATGTTGCGCTCAAGATGGTCAAAGAGCGCAAGCAAGAGCACGACGCGGGTGCTGCTGAGCGCTTAAATCGCGATCGCAGCGCCGAAGTCGATGTCGCTGTCACAGACGTTTGGGCTCGGATTGGACCTGCAAAGGGCGACAACCAGGCAGTTGAGGTCGACAAGATGATTGCAGAAGTCCGCAAGAAATTTGTGGACGACAAAGGTGTGATCAAAGATCCTGAAGGATTTAAGCTCGCGTCTGACGCCATCAAAGACAAAGTCAATGTGTTCAACGCATCGGCCAAGAGTCGAGATGATGCGCGGCGCTCCGCGATTTGGGATGCTGAAAGCAAAGGGACGCCGCTCAATCAAATTAAAAAAATGGACGAGTGGAAAAATCTCGACGGCGAGCAGCGCAAAGTTCTCGAAAATCAGATTGAGGCGGAGCGCAAACCAAAGCGTGCCGGCCCTACGTCAGAGGCCATCAAGGAAGAGCGCGACGCTAATTACTGGGGAATCAGCGGCGACCCGAAATTGCTGGCAGCGCTTTCTGAAGATGAGATTCGCGCCATGACGCCAAGCCTGGGCCGTGCGCACGTCAACAAATTGTTGGCCGAAAAGCGCACATTGGCCGGCGGTATTGATGGTGAGCTTGAAGCTAAAGCAAATGCGGATCAGATCAAGATGCTGGCAAAAGCCGCCGGCATTAACGTCGACAAGCCAAAGAAAGCGGACGCATCGTTTCTGGGTGACGTAAAAAGTCGCGCTGAAGAGATTATTTACCTAGATCAAAAGCGCTTGAAGCGCCCGCTTGATCGCGACGAGAAAGAGAAGATCTACAACTCGTTGCTGGTCAAGGTGCCGGTCAGGATGGAAGTGACCAGCATGCTGGGCAACAAGTCGATTGTGTATGAGGATCGCCGCATGGGAGCGGTCAGGAACCTGGGCAATGTGGGTACACCAGAACAGCGCAAGCAGGTCATTGATTTCTACACGGCAAAAGGCATCAAGGACATCAGCGAAGACATGATTGCGCGCGGCATTGCCGCTAAATTTGGAAAGCGATAAGGGACAACATGGGTCAGCGCGAACTCGATATGCTGGTTGATGAGATGCTGGTGTTTGAGCAGCAGAAAGACCAGGCGCGAAAGTCTCTGAATTTTGGCATGCGTCAGAATCCTGACGAGTATGCCAACAACGCAAAGCTGGGCAAGACTATCGGTGCTACGCCTGAGTTCGCGGCGCAGAACAAGAAAGAGCTCGAGCTGCGGCAACGCATGCAGGCGCTGCCGTTGGATGATCTGGTGCGCGAGTCTCCCAAGACCGCGCAATACCTGAGCAAGCCGGACAACGCTGCCGTGTCGCAAGACGACATTGGCCTGTTTGGCGCTATGGAGAACACGCTGCGCTCGGTGCCGGCTGGCTTGCAGCAAGGCTGGGACAAGCAAAAGCAGATGTTTTTGAACTACAAGGAAGTCCTCGGCACGATCTCACCATCCGAGCGAGCTGAGCTGGGACGCCTGGAAAAGCTCGCGCAAAAGCGCGGCAGTGAATACAAGGATGGATTGCCGAGCTGGTTTAAGGCGGCGTCTGACGTGGTGGGCATGTCGGCGTACTCAGTGCTCGATGCGCTGAAGTATGAGGGCGCGCTGGGCATGGGTACGGGCATGGCTACGGGCGCAGCGCTGGGTTTGATTGGCGGACCGACCGCACCGATCACATCAGCTGCGGGTGGTGCTACGGGTGGTGTCATCGGTTTGAAAGCGGGCACGACCACTGGTGTAATCACCAACACCTACGAGTCCAGCGTCGGCGAGGTTTACGACGACCTGAAAAGGTTTGAGATGCCCGACGGCACAAAGCTCGACCCGGTGGTGGCGCGTTACGCTGCGCTGGTCGCTGGCGTGCCCAACACAGCGCTCGAGACATTCTCCCTGGGCAAGGCATTAAAGCTGGTGCCGGGCGCTGACAAGGTCATCGGCATGTACACCACCCAGCAGATCAAGCAGATCCTAGTGCGCCCGACCATGCGCGCTGCCTTGAAAGACATCGGTAAAAAGTATGCGGTTGCTGTGGGCACCGAGACGTTCACCGAAGGTCTGCAGAAGTTCATCTCGATTCTGGGTAGAGAAGCGGCCATTGGCATTACCGGCGCGCCTGACACTCGAGATGTTGGCGCCACCATTAAGCAAGACGCCGACGACATTCTGGCCGAGATGACCGAAGCCTTTAAGGCGACCGTGGTGCTCGGTGGATTGGGCGGCGGGGCAAAAGTCTATTCGGCGCGCAACGAGGTCAAAAAGGCGGAGCAGTCGCAGGCAGTGTTTGAAGCGCTGGGCGAGACAGCGAAAGAATCAAAGACGCTCAAGCGCATGCCGGAGAAGTTTCGCGAGTTTGTCGAAACGGCCACGCAAGACGGTCCGGTCCGGTGCAAAACGTCTACATCGACGCGCAGCGCTTTTCCACGTATTTCCAGTCACAGAATATCGATCCGGCGGCCGCAGCACAGGAAGCTGGCGTCATCAACTTTGAAGAGGCTGTTGCCACTGGCACGGACCTGGTGGTGCCGTTGCCGCAATTCGCTGAGAGAATCGCACCGACTGAGCACTTAGCTGGCCTGTCGTCGGACCTGCGTTTGCGCCAGGGCGACATGAGTTTGCGCGACGCGCAGCTCTACCAGCAAGAGCAAGAAGCTCAAGATGCAGAGATCATTGCCCAGGCAGAAGCCTCGGCCGGCGAGATGCAGACACCGGCTACCCAGCAGATCCGCGACGACCTGCTGGGCCAGTTGATCGCTGCGGGCAACGAGCGCACGACAGCTGAAGCCTACGCGACGCAGTACGCCAAGGTGATCAACAGCCTGGCCACGCGCAATGGCATTGACCCGCTGGCGCTGCATGAGCAGTACAGCCTGGGCGTCACCCGCCCGCTGCCTGATGTGCTCACGCAAAACACCCGCGCTGACATTGCTTTTGACCCGATGCTCGACACACTGCGCAGCGGTCAGGAGATCACCGACGAGCAGGTGTTTGGTCCGTCCCTGGTGGAGTTTGTGCGCTCCCAGGGCGGGATTTTACCAAGCGGCGAGCTGCTTGATGCCGACATGAACAACCGCCCGTTTCAGCGCAACCTGGTGCAGGCAGAGGGTTTGTCGGCTGACCAAGTGGGCGAGCGTGCGGTGCAGGCCGGCTACTTCCCTGGCCGCGACATAGGCAGCATCACCGAAGCTGACATCTTTGATGCGCTCGACGAAGAGCTGCGCGGCGGCACGCCGGCCTATTCGGCGGCCAACTACAACGAGCAGCTGCTCAACCAGCGCGAGACATTAAACCAGCTCGCTGATTACCTGGACGCGCTGGGCATTGACGTGAGTGTCATTACCGACAACGCGCAGGTGCGTCAGCTGATCCAGCAGGCGACACAAGGCACAGAGCTTGGCGACCAGATCAATGAGCTGTTTCAGTCGGTGTCTACGCGCATCCCCACTGCGCGCCCGCGAGACCCCAATGTCGTCGTAGAAAACCCGCTGGTCGATCGCTTGCAGATTGGCTTGGAGTCGTTTAATGCTGTGCCGGACGCGCTGGCCAAGGCTGCTGCGTTGCTGGTGCAGTATCCCAACTGGCGCCCCAATGCGCGCCTGAAAACGCCTGAAGCCATTGCCGAGCGCTTTATCTCGGATGTGCAGGCCAATTTGCTGTGGCTCTATGACCAGGTGCCGGCCGACATCCGCGAGCGCAGCAAGCGCTGGTATGACGGCGCCAATGTCATTGCCAATCGGATGGCCGATCGCTACGGTCTGAGCACCGCGCAGGTGTCTGCCGTGTTGGCGGTCAACTCGCCGCAAACCGAGTGGTTTACCAATGTCTCGCGCGCCGAGCGCATTCTGGACATTTACTTCAACCAGCAGGATTTTGCCTGGTCGGCAGAGATGGAATCGGTGGCCGGGCAGATCTACGCCAAGGACCAGTACCAGGACGACCTGGCGGCCATCCGTGGCAAAACCCTGCGCGATCTCGACGGCAACGAGACGCTGCAAGCCATGTGGATCCGCGCCCACGACCAGGCCCACAACGATCGCTCATTCCGTATCGTTACGCCCGAAGGCGCGTTTGGCGAGTACGTCACCAACGCTGACGGCAGCAATAGCCGCATGGCTTGGGCAGCGCTGGAATACACGGCAAAGTCCATCCGCGTAATCAAGGATGGCGGCCTGCAGACGATCAGCGCTGAGCTTGGCAACGAGCACAAAGTACGCAGCTTCTACAACAACATTTTCTATCCCGAAGATCCAGCAGGCGATGTCACGATCGACACGCATGCTGTGGCTGCCGGCCTGCTGCGCCCGCTTTCGGGCAGCGACACCGAAGTCAACCACAACCTGGGCGCTGGTGTTTCCAATGCCTTAAAGGGCATCTCTGGCACCTATGGTATCTATGCCGAAGCCTATCGGCGCGCTGCGGCCGAGCGCGGCGTGCTGCCGCGTGAGATGCAGTCGATTACCTGGGAGGCCATTCGCGGCCTGTACACCGACACGTTCAAGCGCTCGGATGCCGCCGCAGGAATTGACACTTTGTGGCAGCGTTACAACAGCGGGCGGATGACGCAGAACGCTGTCCGTGCCACAATCGGAGAGAACATTGGAGGCGTTAATGCAACCTGGAATCAACCCAACTGGTATCAGTCCGACAGCGCTGCACCTTCACAGTCGTGGAGTTCCAGTTACGGTGGAGAGCTGGCTGGATTTCAATTTCCCGGACGGTCTACCCAGTCCGATCCCAACGGAGATTTTGCTGCAGGCCGAGATGGCGGTGGAACAGATCAAGGCGTTGCAGGACCAAGCACCCTCTACCAAAGCCTAGACCAAGGCGACCCGCTTTCCGACAAGCGGGGCTTCATCCAGTTTGGCCCGAACCGCAAGTTCAACATTGCGCTGCTGGAAAAGGCCAATCTTTCGACGTTCTTGCACGAGACGGGCCACTTTTATTTGGAAGTGATGGGCGACCTGGCCGAGCGGCCGGACGCGCCCCAGCAGGTCAAGGACGACTACGCAAAAATCCTCAAGTACCTGGGCCTGACTTCGCGCGCCGAGCTCACGCTTGACGGCAAGAAGGTCGGCAGCGCCGAGTACCAGAGGGCAGTCGACGCGCACGAGCGTTTTGCCCGGTCCAATGAAGCCTACCTGATGGAAGGCAAGGCGCCCAGCGAAGAGCTGCGCTCGCTGTTCCAGAAGTTCAAGTCCTGGCTGACGTTTATCTACAAGACGTTTGAGTCGCTCGACGTCAAGCTCACCAACGAGATCCGCGAGGTGTTTGACCGGATCTACGCGACCGACGCGGAAATCGCGGCGGCCAGCGAGCAGGTGATTACCGTCGACATGTTTACCACTGCGGCCGACATGGGCGTGACCGAGGCTGAGTTTGCAGCCTACCGTGAGGCCGTGGCGCAGACGGTGGAGTCCGGCAAAGAGGCGCTGCTGGCCAAGCTCATGAAGCAGGCGCAGCGCGAGCGC